TACAATGGAGATGTTCTTGTCACAAAAACCAAAGGTCATACAGCGATTGTGACAAGCGGAAACCCTAGAAAAAATGTAAAAGATCATTTAAACCCATACCCGGAACCTGTAAGGATTTTAAAGAAAAAATTCCCTTGCATGAGAGGGGATGATGTGAGATGGCTTCAGACGGAGCTTATTTATCACGGATGCCTAGATGAAAAAGATAAAAAGGGAAACAGTAATGTGGACGGTATTCTTGGAAATGATACGGCGACCGGTATTGGAACATTCCAGAAAAAAGTCGGAATTACAGTAGATAAGAAATGCGGACCGGTTACAAGAGAAAAATTAAAAGAGTAGATCAAGGACGGTAAGGTGTCACAGCCTACCGTCTTTTTATTTTGCATAGAAAGTTGGTGCATATATGGCAGACATTGATGAATTACAAATAAAAATCAAAGCTGACTCTGCAAAAGCAAGTAATTCCATAGAAAGCCTTGTAAACAGCATGAATAGGCTCCGGGAAAGCATATCGTTTGACACTGCAAAACTTTCAAATATTGCAAGCGGAATCAGAAGCATTTCCGATGCGGCTACCGGATTCAAAGGTGGTAAATCTTCGGAAATCACATCAATGGTGCGGGCACTCAATAAATTTTCTGGTGTTGATGCAAATTCTATCCACGGAATATCTTCTGCTGTGAGAGATCTTGCATCTGGAATAGCAAGTGTTAAGGCTGTTGATACAAGCGGACTCATAAGCATGGTGTCTGCGTTGTCAAAAATCGGTGGCAAGGCATCTACACAGGCGACAAAGAATTTACCGGCTCTTTCTGCACAGTTACAAAACTTTGTACGTCAAATGAACAAGATAGGTGCATTGAATTTTGATATGACAAACATGAGTAATCTTGTAACGTCCATATCAAGGCTTGGAAGCGTTGCAAGCGGTCGTGCGGTAACTAATATACCTTTGCTTGCTGACAATCTCAAATACCTGTTTGAGACGCTTTCAAAAGCACCAAATGTATCTTCAAATATCATTCAGATGACGCAGGCACTTGGCAATCTTTCCAACAGGTCTGGTGGTGCGATTTCTGGATTAAATACCAGCATCAGTAGCCTTTCCGGTTCTTTCCTTGGATTTAAGACATCCACAGGGAAAGCATTGATCGGACTCAAGTCATTCACAAGACAGATTTTGTCCTCTATGGGGATTTATCTTGGTCTGTACGGAGCGATCAGGGGAATAAAAAATGCAATCGACATATCATCCACATTAACAGAGGTTCAGAACGTTGTTGATGTTACTTTTGGGGACATGTCAAAGAAAGTCAATGAGTTTGCACAGGACTCTATACGTCAGTTTGGTATGTCAGAACTGACATTGAAACAGACGGCAAGCCGATTCCAAGCAATGGGAACAGCCATGGGAATTGACAGCAGTTTGATAAAGAAAGCCAATGAGTTTTTGAACAAACAGACAGATGGCTATATTGGTTTGTCTGATTCCATGGCTGATGTGTCTTTGAATTTAACAAAATTAACTGCTGATATGGCATCTCTGTATAACATAGATCAGGATGTTGTGTCGCAGGATTTAGCTGCAATATTTACCGGACAGACACGTCCATTAAGAGATTACGGTCTTGATCTTACACAGGCAACCCTTAAAGAGTGGGCGATGAAACAGGGATTAGATTCTGATATCGAGTCTATGTCACAGGCTGAAAAGACAATGCTCCGGTATCAGTACGTCCTTGCCAATACGCAGACAGCACAGGGAGACTTTGCGCGTACTGCTGATTCGTGGGCGAACCAGATCAGAATTTTAAAACAGTCGTTCGAACAGCTTGGCAGTGTTATTGGTGGAGCATTAATCAATGCTTTCAAACCATTCGTAAAAGCACTCAATTCCGTTTTACTGGTTGTTATCAGCTTTGTTACAAAGGTTACAAACGCTTTAGGCGCAATCTTCGGATGGAAATATGAGGATTCCGGTGCAGGTCTTGCGGATAGTTTTTCAGATGCGGCAGAAAGCGCAGATGATGTTGCGGACAGTACCGGACAGGCGGCAAAGAACATTGACAAGATGAATAAGGGTGTCCGTCAGTTTGATGAATTGAAACTGATTACCACAAATGATGGTTCTGGCAAAAAAGGTTCGGGCGGTTCCGGCGGCGGTGGTGCATCCGGTGGTGCCAGTGGTGGCAAACTCGTCAAGACTGATACCATTTTCAAAAATTACGAAAGTGATATTAAAAATCTGAAACAACTTGGAAAATACATCAGTGATGCCTTATCAAAAGCTATGGAGTCTATCAACTGGGATAAGATTTATTCCAAGGCAAGAAATTTCGGCAAAGGCTTGGCAGATTTCCTTAATGGTCTTATCAATCCGAGACTGTTTGGAAATGTAGGAAAAACGATTGCCGGGGCACTGAATACGGCGATTTATGCCACACTTTCCTTTGGCCAGACATTTGACTGGTCAAACCTTGGAAAATCACTGGCAGAGGGAATAAATAAATTCTTCCAGACATTTGATTTTAAGGCACTTGCAGAAGATATAAATGTTTGGGTACAGGGAGTTTACAAGACGATTAAGACCATGATAGAAAATATCAAGTGGTCTGATGTTTGGAAAGGCGTAAAAGATTTTCTTTCAAACATTGATATTGAGACAGTTGAAATTCTTCTTGGAGCATTTGCTCTGAAACTTGCAGGCAAACTGTTAACAGGGAAACTTCTCAAGGAGACTATTGGAAAATTAATAGGAGCGAAATTCACAGCCGCTTTTGGTTCAACGGCGGTAAAATCATTGCTCTCTTATGCAATTCCTATTTCACTTGCTGTAGTAGTGGCAACGTTATCTTTTACGGTTGGAAAAGATAGCATAAAAAAAGATGCTAATAATTTAGAAAAAGCGTATGAAAAAGGCGGTTTTCTGCAATATCTTCAGGAAAGTTTTAAACAACTTCTTAATCCGTTTGAATGGATTAATGCATATGGCGGTGGAGTTTTGAGCCATGATACTGTGATGGAGAAATTAGGCATTGGAAATGGAATGAATGTTGATGAATTTGTCAAAAATCTGCCTAAAAAGGAAGATTACAAATCATTAGATGATTTCCAAAAAGCATTAAATGAGTTCAATGATAATATGCCTAATAAATTAAATGTACCTGACAGCTTTGATCTAAAGGCGTGGATAGATGAATGGAAGAATATAAACGGATTAGATGATGTAGATTTACGAGCAGATGTCGTCCTTCCAAATTTACAGGAGAAGATTTCCGAGTTCAAAGACAATGTCAAAGAATGGTGGGGATTGAATGTAGAACTACCCGTTCGCAATAAATTAACAACAACTTTAGAGGATGTTTCTTCATGGTGGGAAGATGTAAAAGAATATTGGGGAGAAAAAAAGCTTTCAATACAGACAGAAATAGGAGAAATAAAAGGTAAAATAGAAGAAAAGTGGAATGAAGCTTTAACTTACATTCAGGAGAACATTTTCCCGTGGTTCACAAAGAAAAAGTGGATGGAAGTAGGGAATGGAATAAAAGAGGGATTGTCTGCTAAATGGGATGAGTTTTCCGATTGGTGGCAGAATACCGGAATATATAATTGGTGGGAAAATCATGTGAAGCCATGGTTTACAAAAAAAAGATGGGATGAGCAGGGAGACGGAATGAAAAAAGGTCTTTCTGAAAAATGGGGCGAATTTAGTAACTGGTGGAGTACATCTGGAATTGGTTCTTGGTGGACAAATCATGTAGAACCGTATTTTACAAAAGATAATTGGACATTCAGTGGCATTTCTGACGGATTGAAGCAGGCATTTGATAATGCTGTTGCAGGAATTAAGCAGGTATGGAATAATTTTGCAACGTGGCTTAATTCAAAACTGTCTTTTTCATGGGATTCTGTAAATATTGGTGGAAAAGAAATAATTCAAGCTGGCAATATTAACCTTGGAAAAATCCCAACGTTCGCCGCAGGAGGTTTTCCAAAACAGTACAGCATGTTTATGGCAGGAGAAAACGGCGTACCGGAAATCCTTGGAACAGTTGGAGGAAAGACAGCAGTTGCTGGGGGGCAGGAGATCACAGGTATTCGTGATGCTGTATACAGTACGTCACAGCAGGAAATTGCGTTACTTAAACAGCAAAATCAGTTATTGCAAGGAATCCTCGAAAAAGAATTTGGTGTGACACAAGACCAGATAGGAAGAAGTGCTAGAAAATACGCAAGAGAATATTTTAATAGAACGGGCAGAGAAGCATATAGTTTCTAGTGACAAATACCGCCGCTTGTGGTAGAATCATTTTATTACAAGTGGTGGGAGGAAAAGCTATGAATGAAAAAAGTGAAACAAAATTATGCAAGTACTGTCAGACGGAGATTCCAGCTAAAGCAAAAATTTGCCCTAATTGCAGAAAAAAGCAGGGTGGGGCAACAAAGTGGTTTGTTGCGGTGGTTATAGTTGTAATTCTGTTGATTGCCATATTTGGCGGAAACGGAGAAAACAACGATGCAGTTGCTGATTCTACCGAGCAAAATAAAAAAGTTTCTTCTATTAGTACGGTAGATAACAAGGAAGCGACAAGAGAAGAAGTTTCTGATTCTGATTTTTTGGTAAAAGAGTATCTGTACGAAAACACAATAGGAGACACATTAGATTTTTTGATTGTAACAAATAATTCAAACACGGATGTCGCAATTTCTGGAAACGCTACAGCCAAAGATTTAAGCGGGAATTCAATAGGAGCCGCCGACATGAGCATTGATGTATTGGGGGCAGGAGAAACATCTATTGGTGTTTTCTATTTTGATAGTGTGTCCGGAATTGACAAGGTGGATTATACCTTAGATTATGACGAAAACCCATATTATAAACCGGTTGTAAATGATTTATCCGTTGAACAGACATTTAATGATGAAAACGTGACTGTATCCGTGACCAATAACAGCACAAATCCGGCGCTTTTTGTAAGCGCGTATGCAATATTTTTTGACAGTAGTAATAATGTGGTAAATTACAACAGCACATATATTACAGATTCAGACAGTGAGATTAAACCAGGGAAAACTATTTCAGATCAGCTTGATTGCTATGGGAAATACGATCATGCAGAAGTATATTTTACTGGAAGAGCAGATAAATAGAATAATAAACTAAAGGAGAAGAATGTATGTACGACAAAGAAAAAGGGATTTATCCATCTGGAGGATATCTTGTTGGTAGAGATTTACCATTGGGCGGTTATGTTTTTACTGCAAAAAACGGTCAAAAAGGTTGCGTTACTCTTTACAAAAGCTATAAAGATTTTAAAGAAGAGGAAATGGAATTAACCTATGAATACTTTGAAGAAGATTATCATTTATCGCTAATGGAAGATGGTAATTACTTATTGGTGGAAAATGCAACAATACAGAAAATATAAGAGGAAGCGCAGAGATGCGCTTCTTTTTTTGAAAAATATTTCAAAATAGTATTGACTTTCTTTGCACGTACATATATTATTAAGGCATAAAGATTGCACGTGCAATCAAAAAGAGAGGAAGTGATTATGTGTCTCCATTAAAAAAAGGACAGAAACTTACTGATAATCCTAAAAATGTTAGGCTTGATTTGAGACTTACAAAAGCAGAAGCAGAGGATTTGCAATATTGTGCGGATAAGTTAAAAACAAGCAGAACGGATGTTATCAACATGGGGATTAGAAAAGTGAAAGAAGAAATCAACAAAAAATAAAGCGTTCCAACCCTAGACAAGTTAAACGCTTTATTCAACACAGCCACCAAAAGCGGTTGATACATGGATTATACCGCTTTTTGGAATGGTTGTCAAACAGCAAACGAAAGGAAGGT